CAGCCACTCAACGCTCACTTTCAAAACCTTCGAAATGGCCAGAAGCTCATAATCCGCTACAAACCTGTCGCCGCTCTCAATCTTGCTTATGCTATTCCGTTCAAGCTGTACGCCTTCGATCTGCAGTTTTGCCGCAAGGTCTGCCTGCGTTACCTTTCTGAGTGCTCTTGCTTGCCTGATCTTGTTCCCGCTGATGTTATTTTTTCCGTGAAAATCGTATATTTTCATCCCTTTTCTCCGTTAAAATGTTCTAAAGTTTTGCAACTTTCTTGACATTAGCATCTGCTGCGTTTATAAATGTTCTAAAGATGTGCATTTTATGATTAAGGAGGGTTACAGTATGGAAATAGGTATTAAAATATCGTGGTGTTCAGGTGCTGAACCTGTGATCAGGAAGCAAAAAGGCAAAAGCCTTCTGGAGTTGCTGGATGATTACTGTGTTATCGACACAGAAACAACAGGCTTATCGCCGGTATATGATTCGCTTATAGAAGTGGCAGCCTGCAGAGTTGTTAACGGCAATATTGTCGATAAATTCTCATCTCTTATAAATCCAGGGTTTGAGCTCGATGAGTTTATAACCGAGTTAACCGGCATAACAAACGATATGCTGATGGATGCACCGGAGGCCGCCAATGTTCTCAAAGGCTTCCGTTCCTTCGTTGGCGATTCGGTTCTGATAGGTCATAATGTTAATTTCGATATAAACTTCCTTTATGACAGCTGCATGGAACTGTTTAAAGAACCATTTGGCAATAATTTTATAGATACAATGAGGCTGGCCAGAAGGGTATGCCCGGAGCTTGAACATTTCCGCCTTTCGGATATGATCAGGCATTATAAGATAAGCCACACGGATGCTCACCGCGCGCTCGGTGATGTTCTGGCCACAAAGGAGCTATATGATGCGCTTAAAAAAGACATAGTTGATTTGGGTGTACCCCTCTCAACATATACAGCGCCGAAAGCAAAGGATATTGTGGCAAACGGTGATAATGCCGATCCCTCTCATCCGCTTTATGGTAAGACTGTTGTATTCACGGGTGCTCTTGAGAAAATGACGCGGAAAGATGCTATGCAGCTTGTCGCCGATATAGGCGGCATACCTGCCGACGGAATTACTAAGAAGACCAACTACCTTATACTCGGAAACAATGATTATTGTTCCTCTATAAAAGACGGAAAAAGCAGCAAACAGAAAAAGGCCGAAAAGATGAAGCTGGACGGCGCTGACATAGAGATAATGCCAGAATCTGTGTTTTACGATATGATACTTGATAACCAGTAAGTAAAAAGCCTCCTGCACGGAGGCTTTTTACTTTAAAGGAGAAAACACCGGATCAGTAAATGTTGTTGTCCTTTTTATCTTTTATTATAAGGAGCATTATGACCGTTATAAAGATTTCTGCACAGAACAGCAACCATGCAGCTATATATATTCCCATCTGTATCTTATCGCTCACTACTTTTAGTCTCCCGCACCGTCTGTTCTATCCTGGTATCAAGCCAGGTGTCAAAAGAACCGTAACCATATTCTATGGCCTTTACCATGTCGCCGTTGATAAGGGCTTTTGCTTTTGCTCTAGCATTGATCAAGGCGTTCTTTTGTGCTTCCTTATCAAAGGATCCGGCACGCTTCAGGCCGTCCACATAGGTCTGCATAACATACAGCACTGCCTGCTCCACTATGCTGATGGCCTGCAACACCAGCGACTGTGCCTGCTCGTTTTTTATCTCCCCGGCCTTCTGTCTCAGGAAGGCAGAAAGGCTTACGATCAGGTGCGCTATCAGCGGCAAGCCCACAACCGCTAAGAGCGTTATTATGATGGTATATAAGGTATCTGTATATCCGTTCATGATTTCCTCCTGTTCGAGTGATGTTCAAGTGATATTCAAGCCTGCCTCACGTATTCGGTGTAATTCAAATCTATCCAGCCAACTCCGCTCTTGAGCTTTCCCCATCCGTTCCGGCGGTCTACAATAGTGTAGGCAGAACCTTTTTTGACTGTGGTGACGGGTGCAAACTGAAGCCCCGGGCCCTGTCTTACGTTGAGCGTACCCGCTATGATACGTACGATATAAGGGAGACTTGGCAAGTCGCTTGGCGCGGACTTGGCATACCTGTCAAAGAACTTCTGTCCGTATTCCGTACGTGCCTTCTGTACGGCTTCCGACTGGTCTGCAGGGCGTTCGTACTGTCTTAAGACTATGCCCGCGGCATCGTAGATATTGGTGGCGTTCTGCAGAGACTTAAGTACGCTCTTATATCCGTTGGTCAGCTCCCACCAGATGAAATCAAGCTGCATATCAAGGTCTGCTATGCTCCTGCCCGCTTTAAAATTATAAAGATTTTCTTTCCTGCTCCAGAAAGTCCACTGTGCCAGACCGTACCCGGCGGCGTCATGGATGAACTTATCTTTCGCATATGAGCCGTTATCTATTGCGGCGGTATACTGCGCGTCGTTCATTCCCAAGCGTTTCTCAAAGGAATCCTGAAGGTTATCCGGGTGGAATCTGGATTCCCCATAAAGGTTGCCTATCAATCCAGCGGTGCCGTATTCGTTACAAATCTTTCCCTGCAGATAGTTCCATATCTTCTCATCGTCTTGCACCGGTGCAACCGGCTCCGGTTTGATATCCATAGCCAGTTCGATATCTTTCTCGAGCTGTCCGCTTTCTATCCTGACCTTAAGTGTTGTACCGGGGCAGGTGGTTGCCTGGAACATGTAATGCTCTGTCAGGGTTCCGTTTTTTGTGCCGTCAAAATGAGGGGTGATATTATAACGCTTACAGATATCCGCACAGAGCTTCACGAGGCTCTTATAGGATGCGTCTGATATCGGCCACGGTTCGCCCTTCTTACTGTTGGATACCTCTATGGTGATCGCCATATGGTCATTGGTGTCCTTGCCGTTGCCTGTTCCGGAAGTCCATGCCCTGCGATCTTCCGATACTCCGCCACATATCTTTCCATCCGGGCCGATGTAATAATTTGCGCTGGATGTATTGCCCTTTTTGTGTGCGGTAGCGCAGCTAACCGCGCTCGTGGGTGCCATGCCCATATGATGGGGCGTTATCTTGCTGATCTGATTCTTCCTGGGGTTGGAATTGTGCGTTCCAAAGTCTACTATATCGTCGCACAGTAAGGAAAATATGCTCATCCGACTGCACCTCCTTCCTGCTCTGCTGTCTGGTCTGTGTCAGGGTTGTCTCCGTATCCCTTGATCTTTAAAACATTTTCGTTTTTTGCCTTCCAATAATAAAATCCGGTCGCTGATGCCAGCTCTGCAAAGCACCCGCCGATTATATATGTCAGCGGTGACAGGTCGCCGTATATGAACATCAGTACAAAGGATGCTATCACTACAAGTGCGGTGGCTATCGATACGGAGGTTATTATTACCTTTGAAAACTCTGCTTTTTTCTTCATGACAGATACACCTCCCTCGCTTCGCGCTCAAACCATGCAAAGAAGCATAAAATAAATATACAAACGCATAATACAATTATAGGAAGTCGTTTTCTTCGTAGCACTTCTTATATACCCTCTTGATTATCTCCGTGGTCTGTACGGTTCTGGCGTTCTGGAAGTCCTTATGTTCGTTGCAATACTTCTCATACTTCGTGATATCATCCAGGATCTGGTTGAAGTATTCCTCACTGTGCCTCACTTTGTTTTTTATCTCATCGCCGAATCTCAAGATATGGTTCCGGGCATCCTCAGCATCTTTTTGAGCCAATCGTTCCTCGATGTTTTTATTAAGTGCCTTTCCGATCAGCCCCAGGAGCATATCCCATGGTTTAATCTGTATCGGCACTATCTGTATGATAGTAGCCAGACCTGCAAAGATAAGCGCCCACTGTCCTACGGTTATCGTCGAAAGCCATTCAAGCATTGGCCTCCTCCTCCCCGGATATATACTTTTTAATGATATCCATATCTGCGCCTATCAACATGAAACTATACTTTGTCTGTACTACATTTTCTTCCGGAACCTTAAATACCTCCGCAAGTATTTCTTTGATATCTTTCGATGAAAGAACTATACCCGGCTGCATTATTCAAAGTCCTCCCCTACAATTTCTCTGTACTCTTCCGTACTCATCATTCCGTCTTCGACCAGACGGTGCAGCTCCTCTATGGTATAGTCACCATTCTCAAGATCTGACTGTATGAGCGTAATAACATCCGCCCTGTATTTTCTCGGGCAGTGGTCAAGTCTCTGTGTTCCCGCTTCAATCCTGTTTCTCCATATTTTCGCCATCTTATTCCTCCTCCTGTTCTGTCAATTCACACAAAGCATCTTCAATATCTGCAAGGCGTTCGCTGATATCATCCGTCGCCTCACAAAGCGCATCCTGCGTATCAACAATATCATCTGCCGCTACATCGAGCCTCTGCGTCTGCTCAAAGGCATATTCCGATCCATCGACCTCTTTCGCTCTGGCCCCTTCATAAGCGACACTTTTGAACGCTATAGCCTCTGCTTTATCTTTTTTGCACTCTACCCATATACCTTTTTTCTTCTTGATATATCTGGGCTTATCACATAGACCTATTACTTCACCTTCATAGATTATCTGGAACATCCCATCACCTCTCTCTTAATCTCTTCCAGTTCTTCTATCTCTGCATTAAAGAACTCCTTGTTAAATACAATCGTATCACAATCATATCGCAAAAAACGGCCATATTTATTTATCAGAGTTTCCATTTCAGCCGGCGTGAACCGAAACCCGTTATCCATGTTTGGATGCCTCGGAGCATATGCGATCTCATAAGTCAGTCTGCCTCTTTTCAGTCCCTTCCCATCGTCATTTCTGGCAAAATACATGTATGCATCCTCGCTGCAGGTAGCGCATACTGCTCCGTTCTTATATGCTATGTACCGGCCTATTGTCTCCAGTAACGCCCCCTGCCTGAAACTGTACATTATCCCGCTTGCTCCTATTTTCTGATACCGCCTGTGGCATATGTATTCCATTCATATCCCTCCTTCTGAACTCTTGCAGATCATCACAGCTGAATCCAAATATCCCATAAAATAATCTTTTTAACCTTAATTCAGTCCCGTGGTTGCCTGATCCTCTGAAGTAAGCCAGTGCGCTTGTCATCGATATGTATACATCTTCATAACGCATATCTGCCTTTGCAAACATCTTGATTTTCCTTCTCGCCCGTCTGGCACTTGACGGGCATCCTCTCTTTTGTATCTTCCCATCCTCAATCCAGCGCTTTTTCTTGCAGAATTTAAATGCTTTTCCAAACGGTACTATCTTTGTTTTTGCTGTACTTACTGTTAGGCCATATTCCGCTGACTTTCGTACAAAAACCTCCAGAATTTCCTTTGGATCTCTGTCGGGCGGCACAATAATATGATAATCGTCCATATAATGTCCAAAGCCTTTCAACCCCATCTGGCAGCACATATATGAATCAACGGCAGATGGAAGTTCTATCATCTCCACCTGTGATGTTTCAACACCTAATGGCAGACCTTTTGTTCCACTCCCAATATCCACAACAGTGTCAAGGATATGCCTCAGTTTATTGTCTGCTATCTCTTCGTGTTTGCTTTTCACCACTCCTCGATCAGCATTTGGAAAGAAGCTCTTATAATCTGCCGTTATTATCCAGCCCTGCATGCCGTATTGCTTCATATGCCTTCGTATAGCCTTGTCCAGCTGTCTCTGTGAAAACAGAAGTCCTTTCCCTTTAAGTGACGCGCCATTATCATATATCAGGCGTGGCAAATGCATAGGAAGCAACACCCTCCTAACCAGTGTCTTCTGTATCTGCCTGTCATCTATATGCGGTGCTTCGATATTCCTGTTTTTACCACGTTCTTTTATAGTGAATCTCACAAGCTTTTTAGGCTTATACTTTCCTAATGCATTCTTTCTATTCACAGCTGTTCTGGAGAAAAGATGCCTTTTGAAATTCTGCGCAGATTGTTTCCACATAACTCCCTTGGTGCATTCTTCTCCAAATTTAAACATATCGTGAAAACAGAATACTTCCTCCGCTGTTCCGATCTGATCCATCAGGAGTTTGCGTTTTTTCGCTCTTTTTTCCTTTCTTCTTTTGTATCTGGCTTCTTTTCTATCCTTACTGTTCATATTAAATTCGCCGATGCCACATCGAAATTGTAGGGGCATATCTACGATGCTTTGCCTCAACACATGAAACGAAGTAAATGCCATCCCCCGTCATGCAAGAAGCGTTCGTGCCTTGGCGTACACCGGCAGTTTTGGCATATGCCGGGAAATGTCTCTCCTTTCTGAAGCGTCTTATCAAAGTGCGACGCATCTGTTCAGAGATCCGGCGCCAGCCCATTGGAATTCCTGGCGTTGTTGTTGTTCGCGCTCCCGTCCGTGTTGACATTGCAGAAGTTGTTCGAGTTGTTGTAATTAGCAGAGCGACACCACCAATTCACCGCAGAGCCGGAAATACAGAGACACACCCTATTCAAAATCATAACGTCCTTTATCGGACTCCATGACTTTGGTCAACAGATTCTTTTCCTGATCAATCTTCTCTCCAAGACTAACAGCCATTTTATCAAGTATGGTTATCGCGTCCGAAGGCGTCTTGATCCTACCCTTTGTGTCAGTAAAACAGCCTTGGGGATTTGTCATCATCATTCTCCATATATGCGACATATGGACATCCAATGCCATCAGAGCAGCCCGTGCTTCTAGCAGATGCGTACGTCTCAGATCAAACGAAATCTTATCCGTTACTCGTATATTCTGTGCCATTTCCGCATTATCCAAAAGGGATGAAGCCATCTTCATGGTATCCTGTGCCATCAGCCTTTGATATCTATTTGATAACCTTGCAAGGAAACCCATTGTTTCACAGAATATTTGGTCTGCTACATTAACGAATTCAGCTGTGCTCTCATGTCTTTTTGACTTTAATACTGACATATATCCCTCCATCCCCTGCCCGTATGGGCCGGGGATTATTTTGATGATTAGATTAGAAAGGCCGGCGCCAGCCCACGGGAAAACCTGGCGCCGGAGCCGCCCGCGCTCCCGTCCGTGGAGACAGAGCAGAAGTTGCCCGAGGCGCTGTAATAAGCAGAGCGACACCACCAATACACCGCAGAGCCGGAACTGCTATGATTATACTTAATCTTACTGTTTCCATTAGCATAATATGCATACTGTGCCTGACTATTCTTTTCATACTGATTAGCATATGATCTCGCGCCCTGTACTTCATATTCAGATAACAGAGGGAGATAATCAACAGACGATGTAACATTTTCTGCGACATCTGAATAATTGCCTTTATTGTCTGTATACTTCGTAACCGGCTTCATCACCGCACGAAGATCCGAAGGAAGAGCAGCCATCAGTGTGTTTGCTACCGGACTTGTTGCTGTTGTTGCACCGGCATCATTTCCCGTCCTATTAGTCTGAGGTGAAGATCCATATCCGCTCGGTGCTGTATCTACAGATCCAAGGATGTCATATCTGGCATCACACCCTTTCCAGCCGCCATAGTTATAGTTTCCCCAATGATTCATGTTAAAGATCTTTGTTCCGTCTGTCTTATAGGAATTATAGCTTGCATCGCACAATGCAACATTGGTTCCATTTGCTGCAGCCGTCTTGAACCCACCAAATGAGATACCGGATCCTTCCAAGCTGGAATTATGGTCAAAACCTATAATATAGACATATGTGTCATAATTCGACAGGGTCAGCGTTCCTACGGTCCCATTCAACCTTATCTTCTTAGTATCGCCAACGCTCCAGTACGAAGATGCAGTTCCAGCCTGGCTGATCCGACTGATCTGAGCCCAGGTCGCACTTTCAAGGTCTGTGATAAATGAGCACTCTACTGATATTGTTGCTGTGGTTGCCGCATAGTTCTGTGATGCCGCTATATCAATAGTGATTGTAGCCGTACCCGAGTTTTCATTGACATTACTTATCGTAACTTCGGAGCCTGATAAACTAGCTGTCGCGACAGATGTATCAGAGCTGCTAACGCCTGTCACATTTCCGGTCGCATTCGATATTGTTACTATATCAGTCAATGTACTCATATCCAGTGTGACTGTATTTTTTGAAAGTGTGCACCCGCCTGCAGCCTTAGCTATTACCCAGCTCCCACTCTTCTGGCCTGTAGTACCATCACTCCATTCCATGTTGCTCGAATCAACCAAGTCAAACAGAACATTATATGTTCCTGCATTTGTTCCTGTAGAATCCCCACTCTGTGTAATCTCATTTACGTCATATGCTCCGATTACCGCACTCTTCTGGGTAGTATCATATGTATATGATCCGGATACGCTCGGTACGGACAAGGGTTTCTTACTTATTATCCAGCTCACTGCTTTGGACGTTGTAGTTCCATCGCTCCACATATAGTCATGCTTAGGAGTGAACTGAGCAGTATAACTTCCCGCATTGGTGCCGGTGTTTCCGGTCACTTCCATCTTGTTGCTGTCGTAGTCGGCAAACTGCGCCGTCTGCTGTGATCCGTTATATATCACTGCACCGTCCTGACTCGGAAGCGGAATAATTGTTCTTTCGGGCGTTACACTTATGCCGGTGCCTTTTGTCACCACATCTCTGTCAGTGTACGGGAAGAATCTGTAGTAATATGTCGTGTCATATTCGATATTGCTATCAGTAAACCCTGTAGTAGCATATGCATTGCGAACGGTATTATCTAAGATTACCGTTCCATCGTCTTCATCTGCAGGTGCTGAGCCAAGCTTTCTTACAAGCTTAGTTCCCGCCCATGCTGCTATTGTAGTTCCATCTATTATTACATCCGCAGGATCACTCCACGTAAAGGTTGCTGTTTCATTCACGATCGATACAGCAGCCCCACTCACATCACCGACAGGTACACCGCCTCCACCTTTGGCGTGTATCGTTCCATCAGCATCAATGATTATACTGGTACCATCAGGTTTTACCTTCCCCAATCTGCCTACCGCAGCCACCGGAACAGTATCGGCCCCATGTATAGTCCCATCATTGTCTATAGTTATCGTTTCTCCGTCGGGTTTCACTTTACCGGGAGTATTAACTGTGGCTATCGGTGTCTGTGCCGCACTAATTGTTCCATTGGCATCTACCGTTGTAGTTGTGCCATCAGGTTTCACTTTGCCGGCAGTCTGTGCTGTTGCTACAGGCGTCTGAGCCGCACTAATCGTGCCATTGGCATCTACCGTTGTAGTTGTGCCATCAGGCTTGACCTTGCCGGCGGTCTGAGCCGTTGCGGCAGGAATGTCCATATCACGCCATCCGGCATCGGAATCAGCGGAGGACAGCTTAACTAACGCCTGACCTGTCGTGCCGCCGGCCGGAAGTGTTGCACTTGCTCCATTGGTTACTGTATATTCCTGCGTAGTTCCGTCTGTGTATGTGATAGTATATGTATCTACAAGTCCGCTGGTTCCGGTCTTTTCTATAGATGCGATACCAGTTCCTGTTTCTCCCTTATCTCCTTTATCGCCCTTTGCACCGGTATCGCCAGTATCACCTTTGGCTCCGGTGTTGCCTGTATCGCCTTTAAGTCCACGCGGTATATAGAAGTGAAAGTTCGTATCAGTACTGGTCCCGGTATTGGTTACATAGGGCGCTGCATCAGGTTCCAGCATAGTAATGTCAGCAATATTTGTTGTTATGCTGGCATCTATCCCTGAATCTTTATACGCCTCCAGTACAGTATCATAGACATACCAATTCCCATTAGCTCCTATATAAGGCGGGTTAAGTTCAGCTGCCGTAGCAACAGCCGCAGCGGCTTCTGCTGCCGTCTGAGCTGTCTCTGCTGCCGTTTTTGCATTTACTGCCGTATCTTTTGCAGATACCGCAGTTGTGCTGGCGGACTCTGCAGCTTCCTGAGCTGTCTCTGCTGCCGTTTTTGCATTTACTGCCGTATCTTTTGCATCAACCGCTGTGTTCTTCGCTGATACAGCTGTTGTGCTTGCCGTTTCTGCCGCCGCCTGCGCTGTCTCTGCTGCCGTTTTTGCATTCACTGCCGTATCTTTTGCATCAACCGCTGTGTTCTTCGCTGATACAGCTGTTGCGCTGGCCGTTTCTGCCGCCGCCTTTGCTGTCTCTGCTGCCGTTTTTGCAGTATTAGCACTATTGGCACTTGCTGATGCAGATGATGCACTACCTGAGGCAGATGTGGCTGATGCTGCTGCATTAACAGCGCTAGTGGCTGCGTCTGCTGCCGCACGTTCTGCCGCATCTATATATGCCGGCAGGACCGTTTCTGATGTGTCTACATCGTCAGCCAATGCACTCGCCTCGACATCAAGGACAAAATTACCGGTGCCCAGCACTTCCCCGTTTTTATAAAGCACTAACTCGCAGAGTACATCTCCAGCCACGCAACTCATCTGCCTTGTTAAATTAGCGGTCACTACTCCCGAACTATAGCTTGCATCGTAAGCAAAACCCTTCATGTCAGGTTTAGTTCCCTGGATCTTAGCCGTGACGCCGGATGTCGTAAACGCTGTCGTGCCATTATACAGCGTAAATGTCAGAGTTCGGCTTCCCTGATCATACTGGCTGATCTTGATTCTAGGCGGTACTGCCCCCGGGATCAGATTGAGATTGATGGATTGTGTTATCATTGCTTGCCTCCTTTAGTTTGGTAATGATGGATAAATGAATTTACATTCGTATTGGTTGCCATTCTGTCCGCCTGCCAACGAACCACCGTTCAAAAGTATGCCTCCAAGATATAACTGCACATGGCTCGACAATGCCATCGAAGGATAGTATCTTATCACTTCAAAATGCGCAGACCATGCGAATGATGTATCACGCGGCGGAAGGTTATCCACAAGCTGGGTCGAATCCGCAAGTGTCTTGTTGGCATCAACCATGATTTGAAGTATCACATAAGTAAAATACGGGAATCGTAAGACTTCGCAGAATACTCTGGCATTGGTTACGGTTCTGACGGTATGCCCTGTGTACTTCATTCCTGCCAGCGGTATCCCATTCAGCCGCAGGCTCATATTATTGGTGAGCTGGAGATAGTTCTGCGCTGTAGAATAGAACATATTGCCGTTGGCAAGAGAAAACTCTCCTGTCGTCATATTGATAGAGTTTTTCCCCGCATTGTCCTTCAGCAGTCCTGTCTTGATCAATGTCGCATCCAATATTCCTGTGGTTATCTTCCCTGCGTCAAGTGTTCCAGCCTGTATCTTTGAGCCACTCAATGTGTTGGCCGCGATGAAATCCGTATTAAATATCCCCTCCGAAGACAGCGCCGTCGTATATGTCCCGTTATATCCTGTCGAGCTATATCCCAGTCCGCTCTGATTCCATCTCCACACCTTCCGCGCGGTAGCTATATCCGGTGTATCCATGATCAAAATCTCATACGGCTTCTCATTCTGATCTTTTCTAAGGACCACATACCCACCGGTATTGCCTGTTATCAGATCACTATTTATCGCTATAGCCTGTGCTGTATTCCGTGCAGCTGCATTGATTGCCTCTGCTGCCTTCCTATCCGCATACGCTTCTATGATAGCGTTGTTGGCCTGTATCTGTGCATCTGTGTACCCCTTGGCTCCCTTTGTATCTACCGCACCAGCTCCTCTTACTGCGCTTGAACTGGCCGTAGCATCCGCAACAGCCTTGCTGATGTCCTTCGACAGATTTATAAGCGCATTCCCCAGGCTCCCTTTTGCCTTTCCGATAGTGATTTTGTTGAATCTCTCCTGCAGGACGTTATATTCAGTCTTGATGATCTTTGACTGCACTAATATTCCCAGACGGCTATATTCCACAGTAACAATATCGCACAGCCCGGCCTGTGTGAACAGTGAGGCTATTCCCTTGTATTCTTCTGTGTCCCCAAGATTAACAAATGCCACTTCTATAGATGCATCCGGTACCCCGGACAGATTTGCATTGGCATAATTTTGAGCTGCTATCCTCAATGCTGAAACCAGTCTGGCTTTAATCTGCTCCTCAGTGTCATTCGGGTTCTCTTCCCTGATAGTCCTCTCATCTATATAACTTCGCATGTCAAGGGCCTGCACCCTTCTAGGTGTCGTATAGCTTGCCCCGCTCTTATATACCGTCTTTTCCGGAAGTGTTATAACTTCATCGTTAGCCGTTTTAATATATGGGGTTATACCTGTCACTGTATAATCTATATCCTTATCCTGTGATATATCCGATATATTCTTTCCATAACGCAGAGTAAGTCCCCTGTCTCTTCCTCTTGATGCCCATAGATTTACTGTGAAATTATCCCATTCAAGCTCCCCGCCAAAGGCATCCAATACACTGCCTTCTCTTCCTCCTATCCAGTTTCTGAATGATGCCGGCTCTGTTACTTCAAATTCACCTGATGAGGATACCGATACACTGCCTAATCTAAAATTCCCGATTCCATCTGCATTGGCTATCAGTCCATCCATTGCCTGTGCCGCAGATCTCACCGTTTCAAATGGCATAACAGATACATATGCCAAATCATACGAGATATGTCTGGCGTATACTTTAAACTTCTGATTAAGCGGTTTAGTTATCTTATATATCCTGAACGCCTGATCAGTTGAGAATGCTGCCGGTTTCGCATATATGATCATATCCGTTTCCAGCTCCGATGCATGTATGCCCTTCTCGTAATACTCCATCAAAAGCTCATATGAGCCATTTCGTTCTTCTGTAACTACGCATGATATCGCATCGGACAGTCTGCCTAAACCGTTTGTCGCAAATTGTGTTTCGGTTTTTCCATATAAAACAGGTATCATTCTACAGCCTCCACCATCTTGGCGTTATTTCTAAAGTACATCCACTCGCGCTGATATTATTCTCTCCTGCGCTCAATACCGGAAACACTCCATCAGTAAGCGTTATATAAGCGTTCATGTTGACAGAACCATCTGCGTACCTATATGCTTCCTGCATATCACAATCGATGTAATATGAGGCATACGGTATGCTCAGGCCTATCCTTATACCGTTAATCGAAAGCGATCCCGTACTGCTGGACCTGTTAATCTTTATCAACGGCTTGGCATCCATGATCACCGGGCTTAAAATCTTCCCTGAGCTGCCTATTGCTATCGGTTTCTCACCCTCTTTAAGGAAACGCTGGGGCATACAGTCAAACTTAAGCTTAAAACTCCCCGCCCGCATGCCTTTAGTCGCTCCTCCGTCAAACGCTCCTGTAAACCGTGCCATGCGATATTCATCCGGATGGTATGTATCTTCCAGTCTCTGATACCCGGACAAAGAAAGAAGATAATTACGAAGGTTTTCTACGTTCTTGCTGTAATCTTTGGCTATGAAAGTCGGATACTCTACAGTAATATTTTTGTAGCGACCATTATCCAGCGTCAGATCTCCGTTCCTTCCGGGTATCGATACAACTTTAATATCTCTCTCCGGTGCTCCAAAAGTTCCAGCTCCGGAAATGTATGCCCAAAACTCAGCAGTTGATCTCCCTGCGTATGTCAGCCAGTGTTTCATCTGTATACCACCCTTTCTGCATCATATTGCTCTGATATGATATCCTGTACAGCCATAGCTATCTCCTGTACATCCTGCCCCTCTCCGCCATATATGGTGAAATTATTGGTTATCGTATTCGACGGAGCTATTTCAGGGCGTTCCATCTCATTTAGTTCCGGGATCAGGCTGTTCATAGCTGCGCCAAATTCTGCCATCGAATCCTGAAAGCCGATCACAAACCCTTCGCCCGTATACTCACCGATCTGAGCAAATACTTTTGAAGGCGACTCTATCTTAAGAGCATCCTTGGCAGCCGATTCCGCTATACTCGCCAGCTGTGCTGCTGCAGACTGCACATCTCCTATCTTGGATAACAGACCGTTCACAAAGCCGTCACCGGCCATCTCACCCATACTGTAAAAGCTTTCAGTATCAAGATTATCCTGCATAGTGGTCTTGACCATTTCTGCCATCTCGCGCGCGGCTTCAACGGCTACTTCTTCCTTAGATTTAATACCGTCTGCCAATGATGTACCGATATTCTCTCCGATCTCGCTCATCTCTTTTGAATCAGGCTGCATTCTGAACTTGGTTTTGGTACTGTCTATAACATCCTGAGCCATATCTTCCGCAGCTTCCTGCGTCAGATGTTTCTTGTCATTGATGCCTTCTGCCGTGCTTATCGGAACACCTTCACCTATTTCTTTAAATGTATCTTCTGTTTCTTCCTGAGCCTCTGCCTTCCCATCTTCCAGCGAATCCGAATAACCTTTATACGCCGCCTCACCCACAGTCTTATAATTGACCTCTACATTAGCGATTGTTTCATCGGGTATCTTCATGGCTTCTTCAAAGAGTTTCGATGCTTCCTGAAGCTCTTCACCGGTCATCTCATTGAAAGCTGCAACGTATCCGGCACCCTCCGGCCCCATATTCATTAACTTCTGAAGTAAACCTTCATCTATGCCCTTCTTTGCGAGCTCTTCTATGTTCGTAGACCACTCTCTCAGGCCGGTCACCTGATCATTCATGTTTTTAAGCACTTCTTCTACAGAGTGCTTTGTGGCTCCTTCGTATTCTGCAAAGACATCTATTTGGCTTTTGATAGAACTGGATACGCTTTCACGGATTTCTTCCCAACTGTCAGCTATCTCTGCTGCTGCCGCTTCAGTTTCATCAGCATATCCGTCTACAGCATCACCTGCCTCATCCATTGCGGAAGATGTGCTGCCTATCTTTTCAGTCAGTATGTCCTGTTCGGTGCCTAATTCCGCGAGCCTGGTCTCGAGTTCACTATATGTATCAAAGATTTCGCGTGTTTTATGATCGGTCTCAGACATAGTATCTCCAAGACCTTTATATGCCTGATTAGCCCCTACTGCAGCTCCGGCCGAGTCGATCAGGCCGTTGTTATAATCGTCCTGATACTGTTTAGCTGCTGCCAGATCATCAGTGAACTGCCGTACAGCCGCATCATATTCGTCCTGTATTTTAGCCAGCTCAGTCTCAATAGCTACGCGCTCTTTTAATACATCTGCCAGCTGTTCCTGGACCGCTGTTACTTCCGCCTGTCTGAGCATGGACTCAATATTTCTGTCTATCTCATCCGTTGTCATGCTCAGGGTCTTGGTCGTCTCATCATATGACAGATTTAGCTCAGGTATCAGTGTATTCAGTTCCGCTACAATCTGGGCCACGCGTTCTTCGCTGCCGGTCACTTTCCCATTAGCGTCAACATACGAAGAGAGCTCCGAGCGCAAGCTCTCAATAACACGCTTCTGAGCTTCCATATTCTTTCGCTCTTCAGCACGGACATCAGCACTCTTTTTCGTCTCTTCTGATACCTTAACAGCTGCATCAACCATCTTGCGCTGTTCTTCATTCAGGTAATCAACCTCTTCGGCCGCATCGCGGTTAATAAGGGCATATGCTGCCACACCTGCTGTTAATGCCGTAACTGCAGTCAGAAGTATTCCCGCAGGGTTAGCTTCCATGGCTGCATTAAGTAACCACTGTTGTATAGTTGCAACCTCTGCTTCCGCCTTATAAGCCGCCCAGGATGCTCTAACAGCGTTTATAATGGGTACAACCACATTCATCTCTATATGAGCGGCAGCTATACCTGCTATAAGGCTGGCTATCAGGTCCAGATTATCCAGCATCCACGCTGCTCCGCTTATCACCCCGGGTAAAACATCCTCTGCCAGCTTAGCTGTCTTCTCTATCAGGTTTCCTATCGCTGTTGATAGTCTGTTTAACGATACATTCATCTCACCGTTAGATACAGACTCATTAAGCCTCTGAACCGCTCCTGAAGCTTCCTCCACACCGCGTTTCAGCTGATCATCAAAGACCTGATATGCAGATATCCCTAAAGCTTCCAGATTACTCTTTAAGATAGTAACCTGTCCCTTCAGGTTATCATTCATAGTCTTGGCCATCTCTGCTGCCGCGCCGGCAGAATCCTTGATCTTAACTTTAAGGTCAGAGAACTCTCCATTTGTAGATTTGAGTAACGCATTGACCGCCGAGATATCAGTCTTATTAAAAATCATCTTGATGGCCTGAGCTCTTTCGGCTGTCCCCATATCTGCCATAGCAGCGTTAAGATCATTGAGTATGCTCTCCAGGTTGCGCATATCTCCATTAACATCTACAGTGGATACTTTCAGCTTATTAAGCATTACAGCTGCTGTATCCGTAGGTGCAGATAATGAAAGAAGCACATTGCGGAGTTTTGTACCGCCTTCAGCGCCTTTAATACCATTATTAGCCAGCACACCAAGTGCGGTATTCATCGTTTCCAGGTCTACACCTGCCGTCTTAGCCATACCGGCGCATACCAGTGTTGCCTCTCCCAGCTGTTCAACAGAAGTATTTGACTTCTGCGCAGTTTTGGTCATCTGGTCGATATATTTATCCAGCTCACTGGTTTCCATTCCTAGTGCAGCCATAGCATCAGTAACCATATCCGATGCTGTAGCCAGTTCCATTCCACCGGCGGCCGCCAGATCCAGCACCTTAGGCAGGGTTTCAGCCGATTTGGCCGCGTCATATCCTGCTAAAGCCAAGTAATTTAATGCCTGTGCCGCTTCCGATGCAGAGTATTTGGTTGTCTCACCGCATCTTTTGGCAGCTGCTTCAAGGATCTGGTAGTCTTCTGAGCCACTGCGTATTGCATCGGCCGTTATGCCCATCGTCGCTGCAACCTGACTCATGGACGCTTCAAACTCAGATCCGGTGCCTACCGCTGCTACAGCAATGTCTTTAATAGCTTTTACAAGTGCTTTGGCAGCTTCCATGATAACCGCAGATGTAAGGTTCGCTCTTATGATATCTCCCAGGCTCTTTACATCTTTACCGGATTCTGCTGCCGCATCCCCCATTTCTTCAAGGCCTTCTGCGCCCTTGTCGCTTTCTTCCTCTACTCCGTTCAGGGTTTTGCTGATATCTATCAGCTCTCCGTTCAATCCGATTATCCTGGTCTCTGTATTATTGGCTTCGGTCTGATAAAGCTGCATAGCACGGCCGGCAGCATCATACTGGGCCGTACTTTTCTTAATGGCATCAGCGAGATCATCTGTGGTTTTAGCGCTTACCCCAAGAGCTTCAGCAGCCTTCTTCTGCTCATCTGTCAGTTCGCCCGTTTCTTTATTGGCGGAATCGAGTATTTTCTGCAGCTTCTCTGTCTTGGTACCATACTCCTGCTGAGCTTTCGCGGCATTCTGCACCATCTTTTCCTGCTCAGCCAGCTTTTTCTTCTGCAGGTCTATTTCGCGCTCTAAAAGGGCATACTTCTTAGTCAGTGCTTCCGTGCTGCTCTCGGCCCCCTTATACTGCGCCTGTGTCTTTTTCATTTCGCTCTGCAGCTCTTTTTCCGAAATTGCTATGCTCTTAAGCGTATCTTTATACTGGCTTGCGCCTTCTATCTCTATCTTGGCTTTAATCGTTCCTTTTGCCATTTTCTGTTTACCTCAACTCACTTAAACTGCTTTCTTTTTCCTGTTCCTCGATTACAAACAACTGGTTTTTGCTATGTATATTGCACCATTTTTTATACTCTTCAAACATATCGCGGAACTGGCCCATATAGCAGATCCCGGCCTGTTCAAGGCTCAGCCCCATCTGCAGCGCTGTTACCCTCACCCAGGCGAAGTCTACCGCTTTTTGCTCTTCGTACCTGCCTCGCCTGGGGTAGATTTTTTTACTCTTTGACAGCGCTCCATTTCTCTATTTATTATTTTCATCAGGAAGTTACGTTCTATTTCGCATTCCATGATTATGAGTTCCGGGTCTATAGGCTCATAGGGCTTCTTCATCTCATATGCTTCTGCTTTAATGCCTTCGTTGATCATTATTGGCAGAATAAAATTTAAAGCCCGCATAGAGGGCTTTGTTAATTCCGGAACCGGTTTCCCCTCATCGTCGTAAATATACTTTCCATCATCCCCTCTCTTCCACTTGAAGCCTAAAAGCTCCATCCTGAATTTTTCGAGGGTCTCGTACTCTTCTTCAATCTCCTCGATCACGTTATAATCAATACGAATCGGAAGATCTCTGTCTCCAATGCGGATCCTTTCCAGTTTCATATTCTGTTCTCCTTCTTCAAAGATGCCTGCAGACTATGATAAGCAGCCTGCAGGCGTTTATTGGGGTGTTAAGGTTGTCAGCTTGCTTCGTAGTAGGTCTTGCTGCTGTCTACCGTAGTATCATCCGTAAGCGTGTACGTGTAATCAGGATCCACGCCGCTCCTCTCATACCATCCTTTGGCTTTGGGATTATCGCCTGTAGCAGGCACTACGGCTGTATAAGTCAGCTCAATACCCAGCTTGCTCTTGATCCAGACTTCCGCCTCACGCACGGTATCGTACTTGGGACTGTTGATCTGCCAATCTCCGTTATCTTTAGCTGTAGCGGATCCGGACAGCGTAGGCGTTGAGAATGTGATATTCTCACCTTTTGTCTGGAAAGATGTCTGACCTTCAGTGAATTTCACCTTATAGACCAGGCAGCCCTGATACTTCTTAATGCCGTCTTCCATCGACGCCTGCCAGAAACCATAGCCAACATATTTGGAACTGTCGTTTGAGTTCTTAACCTCTTCTCCCGCTGCATTTATGGCGTGGCCAAAGAGTATGGGGCCTGCTGCCGCAGGGATCCTGTCAGTGCCTACCTCAATTGCAGCATTAACAAACTCATCAACTCTCTCTGCCTCTCCGTTATCCGCATAGAGAGATGCGGTGGAGTAGTTAGGAGTAATGTTGGTGCTGATTGCCTTACCGAGTTTCATGCCGTTGCTGTATTCTTCAGTTGCAGCATCAAACTGGGCGATGTAAGGACTTGAAAGACCAAAATAAGCCATTTTTACTACCTCCTTTAATTGTCTGCTCCTGTGTAATAACAGGAGAATATTGTACGTCTTGCACGATCCGTCCCGGCTGCCACATCGTCAAGCCAGGACTCTATATGTTCAACAGTAAATCCCTGATCTTTAAGGGCCTGCTTAATTGTTTTTTTGTCGTTAAAATAGTTGTAATTCTGCGGAGTTATAAACTGCACCTGGATCTTAACTGTTATTTCTTCCTCGTCATTGTCTCCATAGTACGATGCCCGCTCATCTTCATAGGAATATACGATGAATTTAGTTTCCTTTCCCTCATATATGTCCTGTTTACAAGGATATCCAACTATTTCTCCGACCGCTTTCATTAGTGGATTGATATTCATACGTTCATCCTCTGGTCAAAAACATCCTGCATCTTCTTTAATGCTTCATCTTCAGCTGACTTGGTTGCCTGATCTATAAACGGCTGTGCCGGTATCCCTCTTGACGGTATCCCGTACTCTTTCCATACAGCTTTAAGTGCATTTGATACTGCATACTTCCCGCGATGCGTTTTAGTATGGCGGTATGTCTTCGTTTTTGAGTTCCCCTTGAAATAGGCTGATACGATAAAGTCTCCCCACTTTCCTTTTTTGGGTTTGCTCATCGTCACCGATCTGGCAAGCTCAGAATCTCCTTCGTGCTTGATCACTCCCTGAACTGCTTTTTTTGTCTTTTCAACCAGGACCGGCCCAGCTGCTGCCGCCATTTCAACTCCTATTTCATCGATATCCGGCATCATTTCCGATAAGCCGGCAAACTCAATAGTCATGCCCATGGTCGGCCTCCTCTGCTGACAGTTCTACTTCGCCCATGTCTGTCATATACTGGCGAACGATTCTATATCTCACTCCATCGTACTCTACAGCCCATGGTTTGATAGTCCTGCCTTTAGTGTCAGTTCTGTTAGCCAGAGCCAGATCATCACGATCAACGCAGAAGACAAATTTGAGCTCCATCCCCTCAGTATAGGCCTGGTAGAACTCCGTAGATCTCACAGATTTTACCCGTGCCCATATTTCCGTTTCGTCTTCAAGCTCATCTATCGGGAATCCGCTCTCATCTTCTGTTATCCCGGTTTTTGTGATCAGTCTGATAAGTTCGTCTCGCATTTATACTCTCCACTGAGGCTGAGCGCGTCCCTTAACCTCTCAAAACTTAACTGGTACTGCTGCGCCTTGCCGTTATAGTCTTCTGCCGCCATTACGAAATAGCGGATAGCTGTATATATCAACTCATCATCTCTGATCCTGTTTTCCTCATATACAGAGACGCCGGCTCTCTGAAGCTCCAGCGCCCCTGCATTGATATCATCGGTGATAGTGTCGTCCAGAGCGTCATGCCTGATTCTCATGCAATTTTTGATTTTCGTCAGTAATGCCTCTGTCGTCATGTGTTATCAGTCTCCCTGCGCTTCTAAAAAGCTAGCTATCAGCTCTGCTTTGGTGCTTCCGCTGATCGTATATCCCAGGCTTTCAGCCAGCTCCTTGATCTCGGCTATAGTAAGTTTCTTAAGCTCTTCTTCGTCATAGTCTCCGCTTTCATCTTCATCGGCGCCCGCTATATCTGCTGCCTCTGCTGCCGCCTGTGCGCTCAGGAAGCTAGTGACTAATTCCGCCTTAGTGTCGCCGCTGATACTGTATCCGAGTTCGTCGGCCAGATCCCGGATCTGATCATCACGGAGGGCACTCAACTCATCTTCTGAATAGTGCCCATCCGCATTAGTATCAGCGCCTATGAGTTTTTTATTGTCACAAATACAAGGCCGTTTTTATCGATGAGCTTACCATCTGCCAGCATGATAGCCTTTGTCACCTTATCATCGGTATCCTCATCGGTGTACGTGCTAACGGTGACATTCATGTTGGTGTTGATCATGTACTGCTTAAGATCCACAAGCGCTATGAGCTTAGCTGCAGTTGAGCTGATGGTGTAAGGCATGTGGTCTGTAAGCACTACCTCACGGCCAAGGATGCTGTATCTGGGCTTGCCGTCAAATCCGGAATCAACTCTTGCGATAGGCTGTCCGTTGTCATCCACAATTGAAAGGATCTTGGTGAAGAAGATCTTCTTGTGCATAACATATACCGCGCCGGCCTCATATGCCGAAGGAAGCGCTGCTTCAATACTGAGCAGATCAGAATATGTTACATCACCGGTTATGGCAACTGTCTGGCCTTCAACTGCAGTTTCGGTAAGGATACCAACAGGCTGATGATATGTAGCTCCGGTGCCATTTATAATAGCGCCTTCAAGTGCTCTGATCATTGCTTCTGCAATGTTGTCAGCTAATGTACGCTCAAATACCTCCATGGTGACATTATCAACCACCAGAGATATGGCTACTTTAACCTTCAGCTTGTGATAAGTGAATGATACACTTCCTGTCGTCTTAGCAAAGCTATCCACATCACCGCGTTCAGCTACCCAGCTTGCAGTGGGTTTAGCTTCAGAAGTAGGAATGCTTACTCCGCCCTTGTAATGTGTACGGGTTACACGGGAAAGGATGTTCCCATTACTTTCCAGCTTCTCAATGATACGGTTGAGAACTGTCTGGGGAATAACTGCGCCCACATTGTCAGTGACTGTGGTAGCATCAGTATTCTGCATAGGGATCTTTCCGCCCTTCATGACATAATTCATGAAGGCCTTGCGGTATTCCTTATCCTCTCCATTTTCTCTATCCAGAAGACTAATGCCGTCAACATTTGCCATCTGCATAGGGGGCTTAACTGCACCTTTAAGTGCGTTAAGGTCAGCCTGCTGCTGTGCGCTCTTCTCAAATCTTGCATCAAGCTCTTCCACCTCTTTGGACTTTGCCTCGAAGGTTTCGGAATCTCCTGCTTCGATAGCCTTCTGCGCTGCTTCGAGAAGTTCATTGCGCATCTTCAGATACTCTTCTCTGTTCATAAAACTTTACCTCCTTTTAGTTTTAGCAAGTTCAGCCTTGCCTGTGCCTTTTCGGCGTCAAAAGCCGGCATTTCTGCTGCTTTCAACTGCCTTATCTTTTCTTTGACCTCGTCGCTTAGTATCGTCGCGCCGTGGGCATTGTATATTGTGATCGGCTGCGCAAGGCTGCCGTTGTCACCTATTATTTCATCTACGAAGCCCAGTCTTTTGGCTTCTTTTGCATCCATCCACTTCCCCATATTCCCGGTTCCTGTGGCCATCATTCCAAGAATTGTCTTTTCATCAAGTCCGGTCTTTAACCGATATATGTTGGCTATGGATATGTCAGCTGTCTTAAGGACACTTGCCACACATTCGAGTTCTTCATGGTTTCCGGCCGCATATGTGCTCACGTTATGAATCATATACTGGATCCCTGCGTTTGCTCTTACCAGGTCAGCTCCGCAGCATATTACAGTCGCCGCACTGGCTGCATATCCGGTTATTTCAGCAACGGTCTTCCCTTTGTATCTCTTAAGGGCAGAATATATCTCGTTACCGGCATCCAGATCGCCGCCACCGCTGTTGATCAGCAATGTTACTTCATCTCCGTCGGCTTCCTTAAGGCCGTTTACGATGTCTCTGGGACTAGTTGCTTCAATGTCGAACCACTCATATATCCATTTATCATCATTAGCCACTATGGTGCCATTGACTGTTATCTCTTTCACTCTTCTTCACCTCCTTCCGAACGATCATCTCCCATATATCCTGTGTCCTTTCTGAGCAGAGCCACATCTCCGCCCGGAATAGGTACCAGATTCAGATAACCACGCACTTCATTCGGCGTCATTATTCCGCGATCAACAAACTGTACCAGCTCCAGCTTGCTCTTCATACTGGCAAAGGTAAGTGCACTTGACTCGAATACTATCTGATTGCCCCTGCTCCTTTCGAGCCGGGAAAACAGTTTCCTGGAATACTCCCTGCTCATCTGTGCCGCAATAGGCTCTACAGCCTGTTCGTAATACGATATCCACTCATCTTCCGTATATGTTGAATGTACGATCTTTTCATTGGTGCCAAAATATGCGTATATTCGATCTACCTGACTGTTTGTCTGAGCCGCATTAGGAACATAATCATGCGGTTGCACCTGTATGGCATCTGCCTTGGCGTCGACTGCTGCCACGCCCAAGCCTCCGCTCTCAACGCTCAAATAGTCTTCAGCAAAGCGTTTAGTGTTCTCTTTAATATCCTCCGGTCTCATCGCTGATGTGAATTTGAGCAGCCAGCGAACCACAGAGCTGTTTTTTATCGCACTCTTCATTCCCTGGTCTGACATTCCTACTACATCCATGATCGATGCCAGAGCTTCCTGCGGCTGATCACCGAACAGGTCATTGCTGATGAAATCTTCACGTATATGCAGTATGTCGCTATATCTCAAAACATCATTTTTCCCGCTTTCATAGTAGAATTTGAGCCACAACTCACCATATTCGTCATATATAGCTGTTACACTGGCCGCAGGAATAGGATACAAGCCTACCGGTATCCCATTAGCGTCACGCATGATAAATATAAATGCGTTACCATTAAGGGACAGCTGATTGGCAACCTTTTCCTGAAGCATCTGCCCGCTCATGTATACATTGGGCTCTTCCAGTAAGAAACGGATATTTACAGACGGATTGGTCTCGATCTTCTTTTCAATCTGCCCTTCCTCATTCTGTGTCACAGTTGTTCTGATATGCTTAGCCACGCACTTCCCCAGAGCTTTGGTTCTGGGTTTTATGCATGCTCTCACTATATCCGATCGGTACAGTTTCCCGTCCCATGAATAGAAGCCATTGCCTCTGTCAACGATCATTTTGTATACTGTCTTTTCATCTTTTGATTTTGCTTTATTAAATAATCCCATATCCGCCTCTTGCACCGGTGCAATTTACATGATCGACTTATACTCTTCCAGATATCGATCCCGGATCACATATGCATCAAGGAGCGATGCCACTCCATCTATCCTTCTGGTTGTCCGGCCTTCATTCACTTTAGCCGGCTGAATATTGTCATTTTTATCCACATCCACACTGGTATTGGTCAAACACCACTTCAGGATGGGGTTATTGTTATATATAACTATCTTCTTGCTCAGATCTGCGCCCAAACTCTTCATCGGGGCACTTAATGTTTTCTTACCCTGGATAACGGGCTCCATCACTGTCTTGCCAAAGGCATTTTCCATATCATCAACAAAGTATTTGGCACTCCATGAGTCGTATCCGCATCTCCACAGGTAGATATCTCTCTTATTCTGCTGTTCTTCAAACCACTCAACAACCTGACGATAGTCTATTTTGTTGCCTTTGGAGGTTCTGCACCACCCTTGACTTATCCAGATATCATACGGGATCTTATCCTCATGGATCCTTTTCTCGAGGTTGTCTTCCGGTATCCAGTACATCTGCTCTACATATATCCGTTCATCCCCGCGTACCTGGAACAGCAGAGTTGCGCATGTGAGGTCTACACATGAAGACAGGTCCACGCCACCAACTCCATATCGCGGCTTTAATGCGCTTATATCAAACTTTTCACGATTATCGAGCTGCTCAAATGTAAGCCACGCTTCGCTTGATGTTTCCCTGATGTTGAACTGCTTGCATACTAAGTTCTTCACAAGAAGCGGTTCTTTCTTAGCCTTCTCGACTTCATGCCGCAGTATTTCAATGTTCTTTATTGTCCCAAGTCCCGGATTAGCCTTTTTCCAGCAGCTTTCATCTACCCATTCGGCTCTTTTATCAAGCTCGTAGACTATTGGCAGGGTCCGTTCATCCTTGTATCCATCCGGATCTGTATATCCGTTTATGATCCGTGCACATTCGTCATAGACCTCATCGTATATATCATCTCTTACCGTTCCGGCCGTTGATGTGATGAATATCATTGGCTGTTCTCTTGCCGCAACACCATCGGCAATGATGTCATACAGCGCCCTTCCATTCTTCCACTGATGTATCTCATCCATCAGGGCGCAATGTATATTGAGACCGTCTAGCGTATTGGTATCGCTGGCTAACGGTTTAAAGGTTCCGGCATTGAAGCCTTCACTTGAAAGCTCTGCCACAAGCGGCTTGATCCTTCTGCGCAGTACCGGCGATTTGTTGACCATTCGCTTGGCTTCTTTCCAGATGATCGAGGCCTGATCGCGTTTGGTTGCGACCGCATATACCTGCGGACCTGCCTCACCGTCTCCGATCAGCATGTAGTTGCCAACCCCCGAAGCTAAAAGAGACTTCCCGTTCTTCTTCGCAACGATAAGTACAACTCTTCTGTACTTTCTCAGGCCGTTACCATCCACAAATCCAAATGCTGCTGCCAGCATTGCCTTTTCCCATAGCTCCAGGACTACAAGCTGTCCTCCTGCCTTTCCCTGACTATGGTGACAATAGTTTTCAAAGAACTCTATAACATGCTTAGCTCTTTTAGGGCTGTAGTGATATTCACCCTGTTCTTCCAGATCATGCATCAACTTCTGGTAAACTCTCCGCACTTTATCGCTGACAATCTCCCGGCCGCTGCATATCCTGTCCCAGTATGTTTTTATTGGGTTATAGTTGTCCGGATAACGTACTATCAATCATCACCACGCTCCACTATAAAGTCGTCAAACTTATCGTCGACTTCCTTCTGCTCTGTCTTAGGCTGGCACTCCAGCAGTATCTTCATGGCAGCCGTCAGTTTCTGGCTCATCTGCAGGTAACTCACTACCGCCGGGCTTTGTTTCGTGCCGTACTGGTTCTCACCATTCTTGTATTCGATCTCAGTTCCCTCCCGGGCTATTTGATCCCGGAGCTCCTGCATCGTCACAGTCAGGAAAGCAGCATCCTCTATCGTAGCCTTCACCAGCCGTCGCTTTTCTGAGGGAATATCCTTCAGCGAATCGCTCAAGCGTCTGATCTCATTCTTGATAAGTCTCTTACGCTTTTTTTCATCGACCTCCGTGTTTTCTTTTGCAGTCTTTGTATACCGTTCTGCCGGCTTCGTAGTGGCTTTCCGTTTCTTTTCGGCGCTTTCCGTATTCTTTTTGCCTGTTTTGGTGGTTGTTTTCGTCACCTTCCGCGCCGTTTTGGCGGTCGCCGTTTTTGTCGCCTTAGTTGAAGGTTTCCTTCCGGCTGCTGCCATATACCACACCCCCTTTATGTGTGCCTGCGTGTTGAAGGAACCTCCGGGGTCGGTCTGGAAGGGTCTGCTGCCGGTGCCGGATCTGGGGGGGCTATGGCCTCCCTGATGTGGTCTGCTCTATCTGTTTGTTGTCTATCTCTCTCAGCGACACCGGGTACCCGTTCTCATCAAACCGGCATAATGCTTTTGCTTTCCCGTGTCCTCCAGCGCCGTGCCCCTCAAAGCTATCGTGACAATCCTTACAGACATATTCCAGATTCTTCATGTTCAAACTAACATTCAAATCTTTGACATTTTGTTCTGTCAAAACAATCTTGTGATGAACGATGTACCCCGGGTTCTGATGGCACTCCTCACACAGTCCACCATCTTCCATCAATCTTTGTTTTATATACAACTCTCTTGTTCTTATCCATTCGGCGGAGTTATAAAAGGGCCGGGCCCATTCCTGTGCCATATGGATACCCTCCTTAATGCGGCCCTTGCAATACAAGAGCCGCTTATCCCTGAAGAAAGGAGACGGCAGGAACTCGGCAGTGCCCCTCCGCTATTTTCAAAATACCACAAACAAACATAAAAAAACGGCCATCTTTTTCGATGACCGTTTGCATCTAAGTATAATTATGCGCTTATAAATTAGCCAGGATAATTGCCAGCGCCGGCAGAATCATGAGAATAAATACAACAATGAAATGATATTTCTCATTTCCCGTCCTGTTGAAAGCTATACGATTCTTTTTCTTGATCTTCATTCCCGGAATCCAAGTAAACATCATATCTGCTTCCTCCTTGGTTTTATAATAACATATGGACACAGGTTATTCAATATGGCCAAGACGTTTTCCGGTCAGGATGATCATCCTGTAGCATATACGGCGCATCTGCCTTGGCGAATAGCCTGTATCATACATCTGTTCGTAACTCTTATTCTTTTCCGGATCAGACCAGAAACGTTCACGTACTACCATCTGCTCTGGTTCTGAAAAGAGAGAAAGAGCCTCCTCTATAGCTGCGACCTCTCTTTTTAGGTGTAGTATATAGACTGACTCTCCTTCGATCTCTTTTATCTCATCTTTTGCCTGCGGGTATTCCCTGATGATCCGTTGTATTATATTCCAACGGTTTGGTGATATTCTCACTGGCTTTATCCTCACATTGCTGTTTTATTTCTTGCGGCTCTAATGGCTCTGTCTGTACATTCCTGACATGTCTTCTTCCCTGCTCTTGCAGGTAATTTACAACAAATGCTGCATATACCGTTTGCCCTGGCTATTTCCCGCCGTTTAATCTGCGCCTTCCTGCAGATGGCCTTCCTGTATTCCCCTTTATCTTCCTTCGTCCAATCGTGACGCGCTAATTCTCTGTCCATGCTATTCCTCCCCTTTAAGGCGTTTCATGTAGAGCATGGACACATATTTCCCATAGCTCATGTGGAGAGCAGCAGCTTCTGCATTAAGCTCATCTATGCTCTTTTGAGGTTTTCTTCTTTCGCTTCGTTCTTTCTCCAGATTGGCCTTTTTCTTCTTCAGCCGCTTTTTATCGTATGCATCTGCATTGCACTCATAGCATATCTTCATTCCCGGCGCTGCAGTATTAACTCCGCAAACTCTACATACCTTCTCTTCTGTCTGCTTGTCTCCTTCTAGGACATTATCGGCGTCAACCATGTATCTCTCACCACACTGACCGCAGAGCGCACTTATCTTGCTTCGCATAGCTCTCCCAACTGTAGCAGCATTTGCCTTTCTGTAATATCCGCAATATGGACATATCATCTTTTCATCCTCCTGTTATGCTCCGCCAGAAGTCACAATTCATTTTTGCTGACGGGTATTCCATATACCGCAGGTAAGTCATTCCGGTGAACTCATTGACACCTTCCACCCAGGATCCCTTATCTACGGTATAGCCTTCTGTTCGATATTTGTTCGGTTTGGTGTTAAGCCCTTCTGCCTGAAGGTCAAGTATCGCTTTCATTGTCCAGTGAGCATACACCTTCTTCTCCGGATCCGGCCTCTCCAAATTCCGGCTTGACCCAAAGTTAAGTATTTCCTTAAGCTCTTCTTTGCTGAGTAGCGTTCCGTCATCGAGTTCCATCGGTTGCTCTTTGGCAATATATTCCGCCAGCCTCTGACCATCCCCAACTTCACGAACATGATCCAGATGTGCAAGACCATCGGCAGGGCATAATCCATCTTCCAGCATATCCTCCATTGGCGTCATGCCCCTGGCCCTTGTCCATGCATCTGATATCATCAGGTCAGCCCTGGGATCATTGAGCCTGTTCATCACGAGGTGAACATGGATCCCGCCCAGCTTTCCGATCTCTATGCTGTATATATACTTAAGCTGTACTCCTGACTTCTTGTACTGATCTCTCATCCTGCGAAGAAACCTCTTGAAATCTCCCTTAACCTCTCCGATAGGCTTACGAGTACCCTTGGGGTATTTAAGCGTCAGCCACAGATCACCCTGTCTGAAATTCAGCTGTATAGTCCTGCGGATATAGTTGACTTTATTCCGGTGATTCTGTCTACGGATATCCTCGGGAGTCGCCTTCTTCCTCTCTGCTCTCTTTTCATTCCTTCCACCTCTCTTGCCTTGAAAGATGAAAACATGTTCTATCCCCCAGTGTGATCTGTATATGTACTCGGTATATGCCATCAGTCTCGTCCTAACTTTAATATGGTTAATAGAGCTCCTAACGGGTCTGACCCGTTTTTTTGTTTTATATAGAAGAAACCTTTTCAGAGATAACTCTTGCCAAACACTTCCCTGAACTCTTCATTAGCATCTTCGCTTTCGTGAAGATGCTTTGCATAGCATCTTTCCCATGCATATTGTGCCCGGCGCTTAAGCCATAGGTCAGCGCCTTCATTCGGGTGCATATGCACCGCTTCGCTGCTTCCGTTAATATCTCCCGTGTGATGATACTTACACAGATACACTTTTAAGCCATACTTCTCTGAAGCTCTCCGGTAGATGCCCTCAAATACATGGTGCTCTTCCAGACAGGGGTGAGCATTCCCCAGCTTGTCGTATCTGATCTGAGGCGGTGATGGTGCCTGCTGATAGTGAGCGCATATATAACAGCGTTCATCCCGCTTATTTTGCAATATGCTCCTACTCATCCTGATTACCATCCGACCATTCCAGTATCGTTGTCCTGCATTCAACCTTAACCCGTGTGTCCTTCTCTACTTTCGCTATATACATTGATGCAGTTGTTTCGGAATCGATCTGCACGGATATTTTCTTAAGTCTCCCTGATGTGAGAGCTTCAAGGCCTGCAAGCATGACTGCTGCCGCGTGTCCTCTATGCTTATCTTCCAGTGTCAGCCTGATAGCTTCCTTGCCGTCCTGGATAAGCGCATCTCTCTTTGCTTCCCTTTCTGCTCCGGGACAGTTACATTCAAATGATGCTATCCTGTCCAGATCATCCTGGGAGTATTCATCCGGGTCATTGGCCCATACCACACGCATCTGTCCACAGAAGCGGCAGGTGCCTGTACATTCCTTAAGTTCTCTTTCCATCATCTCTTCAGATATTTCTGCGTTCATATTTTTTGATCCTTTCTGCCTCTTTTAAGGCTTCCTCTGTGGCATATTTCATATGCGTAGTGTGAAAACAGAGCGTCTGACAGGATGTCTTTCTGCATTCGGTATTTTTAGCCGGGTCGCAGAGATATATTCCGGGTAATCGCTCTTTTCCATCTATATATTTGGCTATCCGATCTCCTTCAGATTTATCTCTCTTCCCCGCAGCATAGCCTTGCATATATGCTTCCTTTTCGCCCTCGGTTCGTTTCGTAAGCTCAATTGTTATCATTCGTTTCCTCCAACGCATCTATTATCCGGCCTACAGTATTTAACATACTCTGCAGCTTCGTCCGGAGTGCACGGAACTGGTTATCTCTGATCAGGCGCTCGCACGCGTGCGTGTCTGATGTCAGCCCTGCTTTATAACCTTTTAAGGTGTTCTTATCTAATGAGGACTTTCCTTCCGGCATGGGGCCGTCTATCTCTTCCGGGTAGTCGCTGCCTTCTGTCAGGTCTTCTGCTGCCGTAATCGCGTCATCATCATTTCCGCTTTTTTCAGAAAGCGTACGATTTTCATCTTTTTCTGCCGTTTTTTGCAGCTTTTTGTCGTTTTTCTCTTTTTTTTGCACAGAAACCCGGCTTTCTTTGTTTTGCACCGGTGCAATTCTCTGATTTTTCACGTCCTTAACAGGAAAGCTCTGATCATACAACAGCGCCCACATCTCAAACTCATCCGGGATACCATTTTCTCCATACTTATCCTGTTGCTTCAGCGCCAGATCAACCGCATGTGAGCACAATCCTGCCAATGCTTCACTTATATGCTGTGATGTATATTCCTTCTTTTCGCCATCACGCATATTGATCACTGTTGCTCTTCCGTCTTTTATGTTCAGGGTGAACTTTCCCATGGCAGGAATGCGGGCTATATACATCTTCTGTCCTGCCGGCGCCAATATACCCATCTCTTTTCTAGGTTCAGGTGATATGGTGAAGCCCTCTTCTTTAAGAAGAGCCGCCATAATGTCAGCCTCTGATCTGCCTATTTCATAGAGAAGCTTCTCCAGAAATTCAAACTCAGCCGTGTTCGAATCTGTATCCTCCGTCATTACCTCTATGGGTGTAATCTTCTGCTCTGCCTCATACTCCTCTTTGACGGTCTGTATCTCTGACTTGGACATTTCCGGGCTCAGTTCTTCTACTATGGGTCCGGGAAGTGTGAGCATAAGCCCCAGCTTCGCAACGCCGTAGCCTTTATATTCATCTTTTAACTGTTCCGGATCATCTTCTTTACTGAATTTTTCATTGATATTGATGAAGCGTGATACCTGTGAAGCGTCAAGGCCGTATTCTGACTTGGCGAACTCATTGACGTTGGTATATCCACTTTCCTTTAAGATGTCTGTATCTCTGGCCTGCCTCAACAAAAAGCCTATGCGGACAAAACCGTTTGCAGCACGGTTAAGCTCATAATCCAGTTCGCCCTTGAACTGCTGATATGACCGTGCGTATCTGATAGCATGTTCTTCCATCTTTCCTCCTTATCCTGCTACTTTTTTTCTCTTGTTCTTATCTGCCAAATATTTTGTGTAATCATCCAGCCATGGCTGTAATATCTTTTCGTCCGGCTTTTTATCGTAAGCTTCATACCACTGCAGTATCCTGCTGCCGGATATCTCTATTGTTGCAAACGGCTTATCAGGTTCATCTGTCCGTCTTAACAAAAGAATGAAACTCTCACCCTTTGCGTGCTTTGAATAGTATGTATCTCCGGATCCTACGCAGTGATGGAGCTCCCTGCCTTCGTCAGCTATCTCTGCTGCTTCCATAGCCGGCCGGATCAGAAAGCCGTCCTTTGTGTAATTGAACTTTTTATTTAACTTGTCGAATTTCTTTGATATCTGCGGCCATTTAGCATTAACAACTTTCCTTCTTTCTGCCGCTTCTTTCTGTCTGGCCTCCTCCACCATTTCATCGTGGCGGCGCCTTAAATCTTTCGGGAATAGGATCACATCATTAGCCAGATCATATCCCCTGTCTATCCTCATACGGATATAATCCATATATGTCTGTTTTACGTCCCAATAGGCTTCAGTATTGCGTTTGCGCTCTTTTTCCTGCTTATCTATGTACTTGTTAAAGCGCTCTACGGTACAATGGTCGAACACACAGCGCATGATCCGCTTTTCATCGGTGCTCCACATATTACGGATATAGCTTTCTCTTGCTATTTCCTCATTACTGAACCTGTGTCCGGCCTTGCGTTCAGCCTGGTATATATGCAGGTAATGCAGGTTGCCCTTGTTTGCTTTCAGATCTGCCAGCCTGTCCTTATTGATCCTCAACCGGTCCCAGATAGTCTTTCCTCTCGGATTAACATTTGCTCCCCTCTGATATACCAGAGCATCGGCCAGCTCAGTCATTCCCAGCTTCTCCACTATTTCCAGATCCGGGTATCGCGAAAGGGCTTCATAATATGTCAAGGTATCCCAATGCTTTGTGTTGAGGCCGTATTTAAACATAGGCGTTTGCCTTATGCTCTTAATGATGCCGGAATAGTAGTGGCTTCTGTCTATTCCTGTGCTACCGTAATACCCCGGGTTATAATTTACCCACTTACTTTCACCGTAACGCGTTACATACCACCACTTATCAGGTTTCTTGCCTTTTGACAGGTATACGCGCGCATATTCGATATCTTCTATCTGGCATACGGTATCCTTAAATATCGTAAGCTGGCAGGTGCATGCTCTGAATACAAAATCCTCTCCGATCTTCTGTCCGAATATATAATTAAAGTCTCTGCCGTATACCCCTCTGCATAACCCCCGGCTCTTCCACTGTCCTATAACTCCGCATTTGGGGCATCTGCATTCTGTATTGTGAGCCGGCCTCAATAGGCTTCTGGCTTCGTCTTCCAGCGTTTCAACCTCACTTATTCCTTCAATGTATCTGCCGCATGTCGTGCAGAACGCTTCAACATTCCGTCCTCTTTTTTTGTATATCAGAAAGCTCTTGACACCGGGCATTTCACAAAAGGCCCACTTTCTAACCGCTTCAGGGATTTCTTTCAGCTCGCGCATCCGTAATACCCCCTTATGAGGTTCTTAGCCGTAGCCATTCCGGGGATCCCCATTTCAACACCTGGTGCAGAAATACCGCTTGCCTTGATGATGCGGTCATCCACCTTGTACTTATTGCGGTAGGACCATTTGAGCAGTGCTCCTATGCATCCGATAAGACTCTTATCCTTACGACGCACTGCAGCTGCCAGCTCCTTGTCTTCCAGAAGCTCTGATATGATATAGTCGTACCAGTCCTGAACTATTTCAGATGTCTTAAGGTCTTCCTTTTCAACTTCCAGTTTGCCTATGGCTGCTGTAGTGACTGTACATAACCCCGGCATTATACCGTCAAGGTAATCTGTGACATCATCTTTCGTAAGGCCGTTCTCTTGTGCCAGGGCGTTAAGACTGTCTATGTCCCCTTCTTCCTTAAAGCCTTCCGCTGCTTTATTCAGCTCTTCAAAGCTGCCAAACTCTCCAAACTTATCAAACATCCCTTCTCTCCTTTCTCCCTGTGTCTTCTGGTGTTGTCTTCCAGCCATGTGCTGTATTCTCCCCTATCTGCCGTATAGGTCAGCTCATGCCCTTCCATGTATCTGTCTAATGTCTTATACCATCCGTCTACGTCTTCGCCCTTGGAATTCTTCCAGCCCGATAATTTCCATGCCGGCATCCACGCATTTAATGTTGTGATGGTCTGCGGATTGGTTAAATGCACCGTAACGGAACACGGCCTTTTAAACTTACTAAGTGCCTGAGTGAGCAGCATTATCTCTGATGTCAGCTTTGTAGCCCCCTGAAGCTCACACTGATACGCCAGTGTGCCGTCTGTACCGTCCTTCCTTTTGCATACGCATATAAATCCTCCAAATCCGTCTACGGCTTTTATGGAATTTATGGCAGAGTATATGTATATCTCTGCATTCATCATACCGATGCCGCCCTTCTTATCTTCTCTTCTGTCTTATCAAGGACCTCTATGGCATCTGTTGCCATCTTCGCCCCCAGCCTCATCCGCATTTCCTGCTTTGTATAGCGCAACAGATTGGTGTACCTGCGCATTACTTCTTCCTGAACCTGGTCGTAATCGCACATCTTTCTGCACTTTGCTTCGTATCCCGGATGAAAGAGCGGATTATTTCCGTAATACCATGCCTCATCGCTTTCGGTTAGTATCCCTGCTCTTCTAGCATAGCGATACACAGCATCCGCATTATCTTTTATATAGGCGGCAACCCTGTACTTCTCGTCTTTATAGGCCTGAATGAAGGATGCCGCCATTTCCGTGAGATATCCTTTAGTCTCCTGCCGGAGGTAATTGTCTTTTGTCGGGTTGCGTATCACTTCTATATCATCCATGACATTTAACCTCACTTTCCATCGTCGGTATCTGTCGCTGTCCTGCGGTGATCGCTTTTGGGCGTGCCGATCGGAAACGGCTCTATCCAGTCTTTGTCGTCATCCGAGCATCCCAGTTCTGCCTTGCTTTCGGCCACCAACATCTCTATGAGCCTGCTACGGAGCTCTCTCTGCTGCATCATCAGATCACCTCTTATGCGCTCCAGATATGCCGGGTTCTTAAGCATGTTATCCATGTCTGTATATCCGCCGGGCGTATGGATCACCACTACTGCAGATCCCGCTTTAATATGCTTAAGCGTTTCCTTGACCGTCTGATACCGTGAGAAAATCTCGTCCATCTCATTTTCTTCATTATGTTCTGCCGTCAGTTCCAACATTCTCCATCTCCTTTCTTTAATCTTCTTCCCACATCCATTCCCATGGAATGTTTCTTTCCGTAAGCATAAGCCAGAAGCCTATGCATGCCATCGGGAAAAGTTCTGTTCCCCACCAGATCAGTTTCACATCATATGTGGTAAGCCATATCCACATTCCAAGACAAAACGCTGCCAGAATCAGTCCCCATATCTTCTGCCGTATATGGGCGTTTCTCTCAAATATTGCATCCTGCATCTCTCTGTTCATATCCTACCCTCCTGCTTTAGTACCAGATATATCCTCTCGACATCTTCCAGTGCCTCTGTCACTTCTTTTGCTATCATGCCGCTCATGCTGTATGGATCACCGTTGCGATTATTTCTGGCCTCATCAATTTTCGCTTCCAATTCCCTTATAAATGGGTCTTTACTCATTTGCCTCCGATGCCTCCATTTCACGAATCTTTGATATCTCTTTCAGCAGTCGTACACGCTCCAGATCGTCTATGCGTTCCTTAAGCATCCCGCAGGCTTCCAGCGCTCTGCCTGTATTTCCGCCTGCTGCCGCTTTGCCTATGCTGTTGAGCAGACACTCTATATCTGCCTGGATAACCTTCTCCGTGTTCATTCCTCGCCTTCCTCTCTGGGGATCCACTCCACATATACGTAATATCCGTATCTGTCTCTCATGTCCTGCGCCCGTTCCATGCTATCCCGGTATACGTCTATAGCCTTCCCTTCTCTTAAGAGCTTGTGCCCGCCTACGTCCCGGCATTCCCATCTGGCCACAGCATTAAGGTCCATGTCGTACATGATGCAGTCCATTCCCAGATGCTCCCGGTTGGAACTCACTATCCCCTCATATGGTATCGTTCCATCTGCTGTTTTGTTGCCGGTCGGAAGATAACAGGACAAATATACCTTTTCGAGGTGGTGTTCTTCTATGAACTGCTGCTCCTGCGCTGCGATGTAGCACTCCGAAATTTGCACCGGTGCAATCATCATGTACAGTGCTGCTATCAAAGCCTTCATTCTTCTGCCTCTTCAAATCTGATCCGGATATATCCCTCTGCTGCCAGAACTTCACTCTGTACAAAGCTGAAGGGTTCTTCCCATTCGATCACAACATCATTACCTTCACGGCGCATCATTATGCCAACCTTTTGGGGTCTCCAACCTGCCAGGATATGCGGGGCTACGCGGAGCACATTGCTGATGCTCTCCAGCTCTCCAAGGGAAGGATCAAAAAATCCGCTTTCTATGCCTTTCCACAACTGTACTGACATATTCGCACCTGCTGCCGCTCTGGCCGGTGTCAGCCCCAGCTCCTTCCTGCGGGATCTGATGTTCTGTGAGAGTTTGCTCATCTTCCTTCTCCTTTGTGTCACTTCACATACTTTCTATGTGCCACTTTGCCACGGCAACCTCATAGTGTCGCCTGCGCTTTTTCTGCGGCGTATTCCCCTTTGGGACATCTTCGGATCTCGTTATATATTGTTACCTTATGTACCCCGACCTCATTTGCAATTTCCGTTACATCATTTCCAGCCTTTAGCATGCGCTCAATAGTTTTCCTGTCTTCAAATTTCATCTTTTTGTACTTTTTCATTTTTCACCTCCTGATATTGCAATAAAAAAAGATGCCTACAGAGCTTTTAACTCTATAGACATCTTCTTGTTGGTTTACTTTCTTTTAAGATGCTACAAGGTTAATTTCCTCTGTTGCATCTCACTTTAAAACTTGCGCGCGAAAATGTCAACAATTTTTGCAACAATTTAGAAAGATTGTAATTTTCTTATAAATTCATTATGTTAACCTTGTGCTGATTAAACAATCCCCCTCCCCATTACTGGGGCTGATTGTGCCAGATTGGCAGAATGTTGAGCTTTTTGTTTTAGGCTGTTATCTTGCTGAGTTCTTTCTCGAACTGTTCTGCTGCCGTATGATATCCATGTATCCGGCGTGGGTAGTTATTCATCCATTCGGCTATGCTCTCTATCTCTTCATTAGTCTTGTCATCGAAGTTGACTCCTTTTGGGATCTTCCGCCTTATCATCCTGTTTAGGTTTTCGTTGCTGCCCCTTTCAGAACTGCGGTATGGATGACAGTAGTATAGTTTTGTCCTCTTTCGATCCCCATCCACGCTACGCTCTAACGCTTCCCAAAAAGCAAATTCCACACCGTTATCCACAGTTATCGTCTTGAATACTTTACCAAACATGACACCCCACTTCTTCTCAAGATTGTCTACGGCATTAACCACTGCCTCTGCTGTGTGGTTGGGGAGTTTAAGTACTATCTCATTGCGTGTCTTTCTCTCCGTGAGGGTCAGCATCGTAGCTTTCGACTTGCCCTGTGGGCCTACAACGCTATCCATTTCCCAATGGCCGAACTCCTCTCTTTTGTTTATCTCCTCCGGTCTTTTTTCTATGCTGGTGCCGGCGTTCGCCCTTTTTGCCCTCTGCACTTTTCTTTTATGTTTTTTTCTTTTGCTTTTGACGAGCAGGTCTTTATTGCTCAGAGACAGAAAAATACCCTTCGTTATATAACTGTATAACGTAACTACGCATATCCGGGTTTTAAATCTGTCTTCTTCGCCCTTTGCCCTTAATTCTCCCAGTACTGCTGCCGGGCTCAGCCCTCCCAGGATCTTCTCCTCAAGATAGTTTGCGTACTCGATATCGTTGCCAATCTTCAATGCCGTGCCTCTGTTCTTATTGGACTGATCTCTCTTTTCCTGTGCCATTTCCGGGCTATATCGCACTTCCGGGTCAAGGTATTCTCTTGTGGTGTGTTCATATCTTCCACGTTTAAGCTCTCTGCTGATAGTGCTTCTGTTGCAGCCTATTAGTTTGGCTATTTCGGATTGATTTTTGCCAGCACGGCAGAGAACTTCTATCTTAAGTCTGTCTCCCCATGTAAGTTGATGCCATCCTGTTGACATAATTATCGCCCCCTTATAAAGTGCAGAACCGCAGGCATTACGCCTACGGTTCTGTGTGTTCATGTTCTATTTTCTGTGGCCTTATTCCTCTTTCAGGTAATCTTCCATGGCTTTTTTAAGGATCTGAGCCTGAGAAACGCCGTTTTCTTTGCACTTCATTTTAAACTGCTCCACAAGTGCCTTATCTACCTTAATAAGGACTGTGCCATATACTTTGTCGGCATATCTGTTTTTGACTGCGCTGGATGTTCTGGTTTTTCTTTTTTTCTCTTCCATGTTCATCTCTAATCCTCCAATAAGTTTTCACGGATATATCTTTCGACGTCCTCTCTGGTTTTGTAGCTCTCTTTTGGAAGTTCATATACTGTTTTCAATTTTCCGTCATTTTTCTTTATTTTCCATATGTGAGTCAATTCTATTATTTCATATTTATCCATCGGTGCCCCTCCTTGTCATTTAATTGTTAATATCTTATAATAGCCTAAGGGGCGGCGGTTGTTTCCACCGCCCCGGGCCTTGCTATTTAGTTTTAGGTTTTGGCTCTGCCCTGTTGGACTTCGGTTTTGTGAGAGTGATCGTAACTGTGACCTTTGCGACTGTGTCGTTGTTTTTGACCGCCTCCTGAAGTTCCTTCAGGGCTTTTTCGATTTTATCCATCTCCTTTCACCTCCTTTCCTTTGATCTGTCTATATAATAACATACTTATATAAGTATGTCAATATTTTTTTGAAAGTTTT